TGTTGTATTGTCCTTAGATTCAGACAGCCGTATTCCTCTTGGTACATCCGTATTATCTGTTTATTCTCCTACTAAACTTACAACAATCAGGGGAAGGGAAGGATCTCCTTTTCTTTATGATTTAGACAATAATACTTTTATTTGGACAACTTCTATTAATGATGCTGTTACTATTACCTTGTTGGATTTTGAAGACATTCCACAAACTGCAAGGCAGTATATAACTACAAAGGCAGCGCGAGTATTTCAAGAAGAAATTATAGGACAAGTCTCAGCAGAGACAGTTAATCGACAAGAAGAAGCCGAAGCTTATGCTGATTTACTGGATGATGAAGGAGAGAGATCTGGATTCAATATAGGCTATGGCACTACAGATATGTATAACACTACCAAATTATACAGGAAGCTATGGTAAATGCCTCTTATTACAGAGCAAATAAGTAACTTAATCAATGGGGTTTCGCAACAACCTCCTGCATTACGATTGGCTTCTCAATCGACTACACAAGAGAATGGGTTAGTTACTATAGCTGAGGGGCTTAAAAAAAGACCTCCGTTAGAATATATAGCAAAGTTAAGTAATAAAACTGATACAGATGCAAATATTCATTTCATTAACAGGGATGAAAATGAGAGATATATAGTACATCTGACCTCAGAACAGTTTAGTTCTGATTTTAGTTCCGATTTTTCCGGAGCTGAAATGGAAGTATGGGATCTAGATGGTGTTTCTAAGAGTGTCTCAGGAGCTACAGGAGATGTATTAACCTACATAACTACCGCGAATACACGAGATAATCTTAAGTTATTCACCGTAGCTGATTATACCTTTCTATTAAATAAAACTGTTACAACGGCTAAGTCATCTACTACAAGTTCTGATAGAGACCCTGAAGGTATAGTATTTATCAAACAAGCTACGGCTACTACAGATTTCTTAGTTTATGTAGATGGTACACTCAGGTCTACAATCAATGGTGATGCTGATGCTGCTACTCAATTAAATGATTGTTATACTGAATTAACAACTAATATTGGATCAACCTTTGATATTACCAAGTTTGGTAGTAGTAATGTTCACTTAACTAAAAAAGATGGAAGTGATTTTACACTTCATGTTCAAGCTCCAGAAGATAATTGTATTGCCATTAAAGAGAGTGTTGTTGACTTTACGGATCTTCCTTCTAGGACTAAAGATGGTTTTATAGTTAGAGTTACCGGAAGCCCAAGCTCAGGAACGGATGACTACTGGCTTAAACATAATAACCAAGCAGATGAAGATGTAGGTGAATGGGTAGAAACTGTAGAACCTGGATTAGCTAATAGTCTAGATGCTAGTACAATGCCCATACAGTTTATCAGGACTTCTGAAGATCCTTGGGATGATGCGTTTGCTGCTGATTTCGGTGAAACCGTATTTTCACTGTCTCAAATTGCATGGACTGATAGGTTAGTAGGTGATGAAACGACTGCTCCTGATCCTAGTTTTATTGGTGAAAAGTTAAATGATATTTTCTTTCACAAGAATAGATTTGGATTTTTAGCAGGAGAGAATATCATACTGTCTGAGCTTGGAGAATTCTTTAATTTCTATAATACAACGGCTACAGATTTACTGGATACAGACCCTATAGACTTAGCTTCTCCTAGTAACCAAGTAAGTATTCTTCATCATAGTCTTGCCTTTAACGAAGACCTTTATTTATTTAGTAATTTTGCACAGTTTAAATTATCTGAGTTTGCAGCAGGAGGTTTGACTCCTACTAATGCTAAACTATCACTGCTTACAGAATATAAGAATGACATAGGGGCTACTCCTATTCTGAATGGACGTAAACTTTACTTTTCAGAAGAAGTAGATGGCTTTTCTTCTATTCGTGAATTCGGAACTATAGAAGACTTACAGGAAGAAACAGCAGAAGAAATTACAAGTCATGTGCCAAGTTATATCAAGGGTAAAATATTTGATATAAGTCCTCATAGTGACTTTTTGTTTGTTCTCTCAGATGAAAACTTAAATGAAATATTTATCTATAAGATGTTATTTGAGAGAGGAGTTAAAAAGTTAAGCTCATGGTCTAAATGGAAGTTTAAAGATGAAGAAAAAGTAATAGGTATTAATGTTATAGACCATATCGCCTATCTTGTTATCGTTAGACCTGATGGCACTTATCTGGATAAAATAAGTTTACAAGATGCTAACCTTGTTAATCTGACTGAAAGCTCAACTCAGCTTTCTTTCAAGCCACATCTTGATAGACTTACAGAAGTTACTGGCTCTTATAGTTCAGGAGCTGATCTTACTTCATGGACTATTCCTTATCCTGATGATTTTGGTTCCACGTTTAGAGTGGTCTTTGGGGCAGGCTTTAGTGGAAAAGAAGGTGACTTGGTGCAAGGGGTATCACAAACCACTCCTACAACCCTCACTGCTTCTGGAGATCACTCAGACAGCTCATGTTTCATCGGTAAAGATTACCGCTTTCTCTATGAGTTTACTGAGCCTACAATTAAGACTGAAGTAGCTGGACGAGTCAGTTCGCTTTCTGGAGGTATCCTTAAGATCCGTAAGTTCAATGTAGATTATTTTAACACCGGATATTTTAAATTTCAAGTTACAGCTCCAGGAAGGGATGCTTTCAGCCATATCTATACTGGACGTATTCTTGGCTCTACTCTAAACAAGATTGGTACTATTCCATTTGAAACTGGTAGTTTTAAAAAGCTTATTTTAGCTGATGCTAGAGATTTAAAACTAGAATTAATTTCAGATTCCTATTTGCCTTGTGCATTTACAGGAGCAGATTGGGAAGGCAATTATGTAGTAAGAACTATTTCAGGTATACGAGCTAGATAGGGAGATAATATGAAGCCTTATCATAGGCAATCTATATTACATGATATTTGTGAATTAGCTCCTAATTTAAGATACGAAGATAAACGAGAAGTCAATACGTTAGGAAAAACTTCTGAACAAGCTTTACTGTCCGGATATTTATTTGGAAAAATTTGTCGTTCTATAATAGATAATCATGGACAAGTAGTAGGGATGTACGGAGTTTGTCCTGTGGATGAAACAACAGGCATTGTGTGGATGTTAGGCTCTAAAGGTTTACATAAGATTAAACGCGCTTTCTTACGAGAGAGCCGAACTGAAGTTAATGGAATGAATAGTCTCTTTCCGCATATATGGAATATCATAGATAGTAGAAATGAGTTACATATTAAATGGATAAGATGGTGCGGATTTAAGATTATAGGAGAACGCATGATTAATAACGTAAAGTTTTATGAATTTTGTAAGGTAACTAATTAATGGGTTTTTGGGGATCTCTAGCTGCGGTAGGTAAAGCTGGTATATCTGCTGCTAAAGGTGCTGATCTTGATACCTACTTGAAATTAGGTCAGTTTACTGCTGCTGCTGGAACCAAACTGATGGATTTTCAAGAAACAACGATATTAAGACAACAGCAATTTCATGCAGCACAAGAACAGGCAGCTTTTAATAATCAGTTATTATACAATTCGTATACCAATTTAAACGAACAAGAACAGCTTGAATATAAGAAACACGCAGTCGATCAATTTGAATTACAAGTTCAAGTTAGAAGGGCTGTAGCTGCTAGATTAGCTCTACAAGGTTCAGCTAATAAGTCTGGAGGGTCTGCTGAAAGTATTATAATGAATATCCAAAGACAAGGCTTATATTCCAGCCATAGAAAAGACTTTAATTATGAAATACGAATACGAAATCTGCAAACCCAACGTGCTAATGAAGCTCTTGCAACTAAAAGTAAAAACAATGCGTTATATAATTCACTACAAGGATTCCCAAGTGCTACCGGATTAGCTTTATCTATTGGAGCTTCAGCCGTACAGTATGGATCTGAGTGGAACAAAGGACGTACAGACGCTGATTACAAGAGACAGACATTGTCTATGGCAGCGAGGAAAAAGATGGACAAGGGTAAGACTAGTAAGCCAAGTAATGGTAATGAAGACATTATTATTGGTGAGGTGGGAACCAGTTAATGGCTCAAAATCAAATTCCTCTAGATCCAATTCAAGCACAGCTAATTAAAACTGCTCAAACTGGTACAGCTTCAACAACATCAGGACCAGCTTATACACAAAACGTATTTGGTACTCGAAGCCCAGCAGGAACTGGATTAGTAGAAGGTCTTAGAGCTTTTAGTAAAGCTTTAGGCTCAGCATCAGAAGTAGCAAAACAGCGAAAGTTTGCAGAAGATATGGTTACTGCCGGAATATTTGCAGCTAAAAACGAAGTAGCTCCAGGATTAACTTCTCAAAAGGCTTTACTTCATAATTATAATTTATTAGACGAAAACTACACTAATAGAATTTTAAACCAAGTAGAAGTTTATGATAATAATACGGCTTCAAATATTGCAAATCATGTAGGATTGACTACAGAACAAAAAGGTCTACAATTCAAGACATTTATTGACCAAATTAAACAAGAAGCAACTAACAATGTTACTCATAATGGCGAAGCTTTAGGAAAGTTACTTGTTAAGCTAGACGGTTATCAATATAAGTGGGAAGTTGATATAGCTTATTTTGACAAAGCACAACGTATGCAGACAGCTATGGAAAATGTCAGCACTGATATTCAGAAGTATTCTACTGAAAATAAAGGTTTTACACTAGAATATATTAAATCTTTAGCGGACAAATTAAAAAAGACTGAACTTCAACATGAACGAATTAAAGTTGGAGATAAATTTATTCGTGCTGAACTTGCTATAGATTATAATAAAGCTGTATTTTCACTTCTTAAAGAGCAAGTGGTTGATTCCTACAGATGGAATCCTCAGTTATACGAATCATTCCTTGAGAGATGGGAGGATTATTATAAGCCTTTCGCTACTAAAGAAAACGCTTTAATTACTGCTGGAAAACAAGATGCAATCGGAGATCATCAAACTTTTCAATCTTTGTTTGATGAGTTTGAAAATGATATAATAGCACAACAAAAAATTCAAACAGAACTAGATAAAAAAGGTGCTGCTAACTGGTTTAGGAGTTGGATAGCTCCTAAACTAGAAAATAATATACCTTGGAATGGAGATTTAGATACTACATTATTTTCGAATATATTTGGATCAGAGGCTTCTACTTGGATTAATAAAGCTAAAGTTATGTTAACTGCCGATAAACGTGGTACACATAGTCCAGAATTTATCCTTGCTTTAGAGCTTGTTCAAAATGGAACCATGAGAACGGAAGAACAGATCCAAGGTGTAATACAACAATTTCATCTAAACAATGACGCAGGATCTAAACTGTCTAGATTAATCTCCCAATTTAAAGGTGAGTTTAAAGAAAACATAACAATATTACAAGATGCAAGCATAATTACTGATGGGCGAATGAGCAAAGTAATCCAAAATACATGGCTTCAAAATCTATTGGCTCCACTTATAGAAAAAGAAGGTTTTACTTTCAAAGAAATGACTAAAGAAAGATGGGTTGAAAAGTTTCTTCTTGTTAAAAATAAAGTTAAATGGCCTGACGAAATTAATCATCTATGGACAACTTTACAACGAGAAGTAGCAAACAATAGAGGCGCAATACGTTTAGAAAGTCAAATGAGAGTTTATGATGAGGTATTATCTAAGAAATATGGGTATCGTACTTTTGCACCTGAAGAAGCTTCTGCGTGGGTTGAAAGCAGAACAGAGCTAATACTACAAACTCTAGAGTCCCTTGGAGAGTGGGAGGTTGTAGAAGAAAAACAGAACGGTACACTAGTAAAAGTATTGAAGAAAAAGGAGTCTAAATAAAAATGGCTACTGATGCAAAGGCAACCTCTAGACCACATAAAATTGGAGGACCTCTAGATAGTCCTAGATTTCCAAATACACATACTACTGAAGATACCCAAGCGACAGATTCTTTTCTTACCGCAGGAATATTTGAATGGATTAAAGATCCTAAAGCTACTGCTTTTAAAATAGGTGAAGTAATAGTTAAAGAAGCTAAGCAAGCAGAAGTTGATGTAAAGGACTATATGCGCTATCTTAAATTGCTAGAAGACCCTATGCCTCTTAAAGCGATGATGGGTTATTTAGAAGATTCAGCAAAAGCTAGAATGAAAGCTGTAGAAAAACTTGGTTCAGCCACGAAAAAAAGTGAGATAGGTTCTCCAACTCAAGCTGAAGTAGACGCTCAACGTACTTTTAAAGCTTCATCAGTTATGGGGGAAGATAAACATATTTATCAGGAGGCTTTAGATAAATTCGTTAGAGATGTAGGATTTCAAGATAAAGAACCAAGTCATAAATCTGTAAAAGAATGGAAAAAAAATAGAAAAAAAGATGAAAGCTTTGAAAACTATTTTAAACGAATTGGTAAAACCCCTTGGTATAGCTTAGATCTTAATAAGAAAACAACAGTAAATGGAATAAAGCAATATAAATATGCAGATCAATTAGATAAGAGCACTCCTTTATTTGCTATGAGTCAAGCAGTTGGCAAGTTTAGCTTTAAAGTAGATCCTAATTTATGGAAAGATAAAGAGAATAAATCAAATCTAAGTGTCATTGAATATGAAGATAGTTATGATTTTGCAGGGACAGATGCAGATACTCACTTACAAACTATGAGTGAGTATGGATTTCTAGGGCCATCTAAGGGTCCTCCAGATAAATGGATAATGGGTAGACCAATACCTAAAGAGTATCAGACAAAATCTCCTAAGAAAACAGAAATATAATGGATAATATAAATGGCTAACGAATCACAGAATATTTTACAGGGTTCTCCTTACGGTAGATTTCAGAAGCAACCTGAAGAACAGATAATTGAGCCTGAAGAAGAAACAATTAATATTCCAGATAGTTCTTCTATAGAAGCTCCGTCAGCAGAAACTTTAGCAGCAGAAGCTTTTGATAAAGAAGTAGCATTTGATACATTTATTGATAAATATAAAGAAGATTCAGATACTATTTTTATAGAGGCTACTAAAGAAGAAAATAATGTTAGCCAAGAAGATCGTGACAAAACAATTTCAGAAGAACATACGGAACGGCTTAAACATGAAGCTCAAAAAAAAGAAATAGATAAATTAGAAGCTGAAGCTCCTGATAGTATTTGGTGGACTGTTAAAGAATATGCCAATGATGCTAAACGATTAGCACAAATGCCTGCCTATGGTGTAATGCAAATGGGCGAAAATGTTTTATCTAGGGTTGGAGCTGTTAAAGAAGGTTCTTTACATATCCCTGAACCTAAAAATATAGTTGAAGCTTTATTAAAAGGTTTTCCACAAGCAGCCTCTTTTTTTGTTCCTGCTACTTGGGCTCTTAAAGGTCCAGTAGCTGCGATTAAAATAGGTCAAGGATTAACAACTTTATTTGGTTCTTCTAAAAAACTTAAAAAAGCTCAAGAGGTTTTAACATGGGCTATAGCTGGAATGGGTACAGATGCGTTAGCTTTTAAAGCAACTGATCCAAATATGGCTAATCTGTTATTTCTTTTTGATAGTATTGCTCACAATCCGGTAGCTGCACACATGGTTTATACTTATTTAGCTACTAAACCTGAAGGCTATAGAGATCCTGAAGGAAAGCTAGATCCTGATTCTCCTGCGTTAGCTACTACTAAAAATGTAGTGACAGGTGGTATTGCAGCACCTATAGTAGCCTCGATGTTAAAACATCTAATGCAGTTTATGGGTTGGTCTTATGCTAAAACTTCTACTTGGATTAATCCTCAAGGTGCAGAGGAGATGCTTGGTGTTGATAAAAGTTTAGCTAATGAAATGGCACAATTAGGAAAAAGATTTGAAGTTGAAACAGGAGTTTCACTTAAGGATTTTGAAAAAGCCACTCAAGACTATGTAACAGAAATGTTACCTCTTTTAAAAGCTTCTTTCGATCAAGCTGATGAAGCTGGTAAAAAAGCTATTTTAGATAATTTACCTCAAAATTTAGAAGCTTCTGCTAGAAAAGAAATCGAAAACAGTTTAAGAAGCCCTATACCTAAAATTGGAAAAACTATTACTGAACCAAATCCAGGTTTAGTTAAGTTGTTAACTAAGTATGCTAATGGAGAAAAAATAGAAACTCCAGATTACTATTATATGGGTACAGATAGATCTGGAAATCCCAAACAAATGCCCATTATAGAATCATTCAACTTATTAAAGTTTCAAACTACACCAGAAATTAAATCATTACTTCAAGCTTTAAGTCGAGTTATAGATACTAAACAATTAAAAAATAAAGAGTATTTATCTCAAGTTCAAGATGTATCAAATTTACTTGGTAGGCCTGTAGATGAAGTAATTGATACTCTAGGACAAAACGTAGCTAAGTTAGAAAAATCTGTTGGGTATGTACCAGCATATAAAGCTTTAACATTAATGTCGTTAGAAAATGTTGAAAAACTTTTTAAACAATTTAAAAAGACTAAAGCAGGAACAGATGAATACGATAGAGCTTTAGCTAATCGTAATGCAGGAGCAGCTCAACTTGAAATGATTTTACAGTTAGGAAGTCGAGAATCTCATTTAGCAAGTAATTTACTCAAAGCTCATGGGGAAACAGTTGGAGCACCACTTACAAAATCGAAAATTACCCTGCAAAATGAGTTGTTTAATGCTTCACCTCATGCTGAAGTTTCGTATGCTAGAACACTAGATAACATCTTTAACATGAGTCATAGAAGAACTGACGAGTTTCTTGACATAGTGGATGAATTAAAAGTTGATCTTCCTGGAGCTGCTACTCGTAGAGTTAAAGTTAAAAGAGGGGATACTAAAAAAGGTAAGCGTTTAACAACAAAATTAAATGCTACTCAAGCTAGAATTAAACGACTAGAAAAAAGATTAGCTAATTTAAAAGCTGGTAAACGTCCTAAAAAAGGAGAACCACGTTTAAAAACAGCTAAAGAATTAGAACTAGAAGACCTTATAGAATTAGAACTAGAAAAAACCACACTTCCTAAAGAGCAAAGAGCTCTACGACTTAGGTTTGCTCAACTAACTCAACAATTAAAAGACTTAAAAGCTGGTAAAGTTACTAAAAAGGGTTTTAAAGAACTAAAAACAACTGAAATATTAGAGCTTGAAACAGAAGTAAAACAACTTAAGAAACAAATTAAAAAGCCTAAAACGGATACTCAAAAAGCAGAAGCTAATATTAAACGATATAGAGAAGAACTTAATAAACTTATACTAACGAGAGAAGGTAAAGCTCCCACCACTGCTAAACGAACTCCAACTGATGTAGAAACAGAGCTTGTCCAAGAGATTAAGAATCAAAAACAAAGATTAGGTTGGCTTAAAGATAAACATAGAGTAACTTTAGAAGATTTAAGAGATATTGCTTTACAAACAGCAACTCAAGAAGAAGCTAAAATTATTGGTGACTCTGTATTAACACAGATACGCATGAGACTCTTAGCTCCTAAGTTAAGCACTTGGGCGAAGTTTAGGCTTATGACAGGAGAAATATTTATTAATGGATTACTTAGTAGTTTTAAAACTCCTATTGTAAATGGTATAGGAAATAATTTTATGCTAGGTATGACTCCGATTGATAAGTTTATGGCTGCTCAGAAAGGTGGTGGGCCTGTAACACATAAAGACGCAGCTATATTTTTCCAAAAATCTATGAACGCTATTCCTTCACAACTTAAAGTATTTTGGAGAGCTTGGCGATATGGTGAAGGTTTAGATGATCCTAGAGTTAAAACTGATATGCAACAGCCTCATACACGCTATCTATCAAAAGAGTTACTTCAATTATCTGGAGCACGAGGCGCAGCTATTGATTACATAGGAAAAGTTGTAAATCTGCCAGGAAATCTTGTTTCCTCAATGGATATAGCTTATAAAGGATTAACTGAAGCTGGAGAAATTCCTACATTAGCTCATCAAAAAGCTGTAAGTGAATTTATGGCAGGAAATAATGGCCTTAAACCTACTACTGTAGATCATCAAATTAGCGTTGATAAACGAATGAAAGAGATAATGGATGATCTTGACGCACATCCAGAGATTAAAGAAAAAGCTCAACAATTAGCCGAAAAAAATACATTTACAGATGATTTACCTACTGTTGAAAGACCAGTTATAACTAAAGATGGGGTTGAAATGCAGGAAGTTCCTGGAATAGCTGCTAAACTACAAGGGGTAATAAACGAAGATCCTACAGGAATCTTAAGAGGTTATCTTCCTTTCTTTCGTACACCTTACCAGATACTGAGAACAGGTGTAGAGCGAACTCCTTTACTTAATAAATTCCATCAAACACTTCAAAAAGAATTAAATCCTAAAATATCTTCACCAGAAGTAGTTCAAATGGCTAAAGGAAGGGTAGCTGCAAGTAACTATTTAATGGGAGGAGTTCTATTTTTAGCTGCTAACGGAGCTATTACTAATGGTCCTCCTGCTGATCCTAAGCTTAGAGCTCGTATGGAAAAAGCTATGGGCGGTAAACATTGGTATACTTTTAACTTCGGATTGGGTCCTATACCTTATGCTCGATGGGACCCTATTGGTATGATATTTTCAGAAGCAGCGATTCTATCGCAAACTATGCGATCATTACGTCATTTAAACGGACAACAATCTTTAGATGGACAGGGTGAGCCATTAGATGATGATAGACACATGGAAAAACAATATTCAGAACTGTATAATACAAGTATTCTTGCTCTCCAAGCATTAATTAAAGATAGACATTATTTACAAAGTTTAATGCAATCTATAGCTATTTTTGATGAAGATGTCCATGTTAAACAAAAATGGCTAAATCAACTTAGATTGCGTTTTGATCCTAGTGTTAGTTTATTTTCGTCTATACGAAGAAATATGATTAAAGGATACGAAGCTGGTAAACCTATAAAGGAACTACCTGAACGTATGAAGTCTGAATGGGATCCTGTTACACGAAGATATACTGGTGAAATAGGTGCATCAGCTTTTGAACAATCTAATCGTGCGATGCTAAATGAGGCATCAGTTGTTTTTGACCAGTTTCAAAAGAGTCTTACAGGTTATGGGGAACACGCAAAAGTTAAGAATTTAATGGGCGAAACTGAATTTTATCCAGGAACTCATTACGAAAATGAAAATCATATCCAAGCCCATGAATATATGCGGAATATGGTAAATAGTGTCCTGAATATTGGTGCTACAAATATAGGTTTATCTGAATCTAAGAGTGCTGTTATACGAAAACTTGCTGAACTTGGTTCTAAAATGCAATCACCAGAACAAATTAAATCCATTGATGCGGGTACTGACGACCAAGAGGGTATTACAACTGGAAAAAGTTTTGGTGTTGTCAAATTAACTACAGAGGAATGGTTATTTTTCAGAGATGAGTGGATTAGGCGAAATACCAGAGAGAATAGATTAGAAAAAAAGGTCAGAGGATGGCGGTGGGCTTCTCCACCTACAGGTCTTGGACCACAAGAACTTACTGAATGGTGGCAAAACCATGTTAAAAAAGGTGGTTTATCAGCACCAAGACAATTAGCACAACTAGAAATAGCACTTAATGCAAATAAAGACATAGCAATAGATAGAACAAAAGCGAAGTTTCCAGAATTACGAGCTCGTATGCGATATGTATATGAGCAAGGTATGGCTCTTAAAAAAGCTACTTCACTTCCATCTTCAAATATAATGGATCAATATTCATCACAAATGGCTCCTTTAAGCCCATTACAACAACCCCAAGGACAACAATAAATGGCTAATTCAAGTGTAAGATATGTTGCTTCAGGTGACACTCAGGAATTTGCTGTTACTTTTCCATTTATCAGTCGAACTCATGTAACTGTCGAAGTCGATGGGACAACAGCAACTTTTACTTGGAACAACGATAGTTTAATAACAGTGACTTCTCCTGCTGATATAACTGCGGATCAGGTAGTTTTAATCAAGCGTACTACAAGTCAATCTACAAGACTTGTAGACTATGTAGATGGCTCTAATTTATCTGAGACAGACTTGGATACCGATAGTAAACAAGCGTTCTACATGGCTCAGGAGGCTCTAGATGAGCTCACGTTACTTGATGATGCTGCTGTAGCTTCTACTGCTGGTGATTTACTTATATCTGATGGTACTGATTTCATTAATAAAACCATGTCTGGTGATGCAACTATCAGTTCTGCTGGAGCTTTAACAATAGCTAGTGGAGCAGTAGAGACTGCTATGATAGCTGCGGATGCTATCAATGCAACAAAAATAGCCGATGATGCGATTGACAGCGAACACTATACAGACGGAAGTATTGACACTGCTCATCTTGGAGCTGGACAAGTAACTACCGCGAAATTGGCTGACGATGCTGTTACCGGAGCTAAAATAGCTTTATTTGATGATTCTTATGCTGCTACTAATACACATATTTTAGTTGCAGACGGTACTGATTTTGATAATGTAGCTATGACAGGAGATATAACTATCTCTAATGCTGGTGTTACTTCTATTGGTAGTGGTGTTATTCAAAATGCTGATATTAATGCTAGTGCTGCTATAGATGCTTCTAAGATTCATAATGGGACTATAAGTAACACTGAGTTTAGTTATCTTAATGGTGTGACTTCAGCTATTCAAACTCAA